AATTCAATCTTAGTATATTGTAAGGTAAATAATTTATATGAAATAGAATATGTAGGTGCAATCGGAGATATACAACTAAACCTACAAGAGTCTATGCAGTTGTATTGCCATAAATTAAAAATGTTTGTAACAGTAAAAGATATTATAACCAAAGCCAATAAACATGGCTACGAAGGTTTGGGATAGTTGTGAGTAAACTTAGAAAGGATTTCTCACTCTTGACTCACATGGCTTGGCAGCTTATCCCAAAAGAATTATGAAAAACTCTATTGACAATCAAGCAAAATCGTATCAAGATTTAATTGATGAAGTAGAAAAAGAACAAGCAAAAATGCTTACACAGTTAAAATATGTACTAACTGGAGTAGTAGCAGGTAGACAATTATCTGACCAAGAATATGAATGCTTTAGTGAACGAGTAATGTATAAGAAACCTTTTGCAGACATAGCATTTAACCTAAGAATATCAGAATCGGCTTGTAAGACTTACTACAATAGAGCCATAAGAAAACTATCTAAACAAGCCACTATAATTAAGCATATACTTCGTAGAAAATAATTTTACAAAAACTCTTGACATTGGCAATAGAAACCACTACTTTATAGTGTTAATTAAATTAAAGGAGATTAAAATGGAACAAAAAATAGAAAAAATTAAACAACGATATATTACAGAACATAAAAGATATATTAAACTAACAAGCAGTCAAGGTTATGAAACTACATATGAAAAAAGGTTAAGCACTAAACTTGATACTTATGAATCAATATTAGGAATGTTAGATATTGATTCAGATGAAGTTCTTAGAGAAGAAAAATTAATAGATTAATCGTATTACCTCTTAATATCAGTTAAGTCAGAAAGCCCCTCAAACGAGGGGTTTTTTGTAGTCCTCAAAAAAAAATCTTTATCAACAATATCAACACTTACAAGCATTTATAAGACTTTACTAAGGGTTTCTTGTAGTCTTTTTCCCTATATAGTAGAAGGGTAACACCTTCCCTTTCGTTTTAATAACGAACATAACCTTCAAATAGTGGGGTGATTAGTTTGGCTGCAGCTAAAACAAAAAAGAAAGTCGCTGTAAAACAGCAAAAGAACAGCGATAAAAAGAATGTACATTTGGTAAAACATCAATGGAAAAAAGGACAATCAGGTAATCCTAATGGCAGACCTAAATCAGGATTTGCCTTAAACGAATATATCACCGAATTGGCTAATGTAGAATTAGAAGATAAAAAGACTATGTTAGAAGCTGTTGTAGGTAAAGTATATGAAGAAGCATTAGATGGTAATATGACTGCAATTAGCTTTCTTGCAGATAGAGTATTAGGAAAAGCAAGTCAAAGTATTGCAGTAAGAGATGCTACAGATGAACCAATTAAAGTATTTGACATAGATGGACTGGACGATTGATGCCACAAGGAAGTCAATCCTTAATGACAATACACGATACAAAATCTTATCTTGTGGAAGAAGGTGGGGGAAGTCTTACTTCTCTATTTTATTTTTGCTATCACAACCTTTTAAAGCTAATGAAAGAAGGTGGATTGTTTTTCCAACATATAGACAGGCTAAGATGGTATCTTGGTCAATACTCAAAGACATCTTTGCACATAAAGAAGTCAGTATCAATGAAACTGAATTATCTATTACACTTAACAATGGAGCAAAGGTTGAACTCAAAGGAGCAGACAAACCTGATTCACTTAGAGGAGTATCTACAACAATGGTAGTATTAGATGAGTACAGTTATATGAAAGAGAATGTTTGGGGAGAAATTATACAGCCGACTTTAGCAGAAACTAAAGGTTCGGCTTTATTTGTAGGAACTCCTACTGGTGTACAAAATCATTTTTACGATTTATTTGTTAAAGGACAATCACAAAATAGTGATTATAAGTCTTGGCAGTTTACTACCTTAGATGGTGGTTTTATTTCTGAAGAAGAAATAGAAAATGCAAAAAAGAATTTAGATAAGAGAACTTTTGAGCAAGAATATCTTGCAAGTTTTCTTACTGCTGCAAATAGAGCAGCATACAATTTCAGTAGAGATATACATTGTAGAGTCATGGAGAAATCTCCAAGAATGTTTTGGGGAATTGACTTTGGAGTAGCATCATATATGACTGCCCTATTAATGTGTGAAAATACTGCTGGAGAATTATATGTGTTTGATGAGATTGGATTACAGAACTCTAATACCTTTGAATTATCTAAGTTAATGCAGTTAAAAGGTAGGGGATTACCAGTATATCCTGACCCTGCAGGGAAAGCAAGAACCAGTAATAGCACCAAGTCAGACCATAAGATATTGCAAGAAGCTGGGTTTACTGTGATTGCTAAGAAAGCAAATCCAACTCAGAAGGATAGATTGAATGCCTTAAATAAAATGTTAGAAGATGCTACTGGTAAGCATAGACTATTTATCAATCCTAAGTGTAAAAACACAATTAGAGATTTAGAATTATGTACTATGGAAAATGGGCAAATATTAAAAACAGAAACCTTATCACACTTCTTAGATGCTTTATGTTATCCAGTTGATTACAGATATGGCTTCAAAGGACAGGCAAAGACAATACAATGGTAATGTTTTTATTAGGAATGAGTGTTGGAATTATTGTTAGCATGATAGGTGCTATGGTATGGGGATACCGATTAAGTATAAGAGAAGAAGAACAAAACAAAGAACTCATCAAGGAGTTCGCAGACAAGTATATAGATAATATGCAGTCTGATGAGATGAAATTTTATAAAAGGTATGAAACATGATAATTTATAATTTAACAGAAAGAATGTTGCATGAACTTCTTATGGAAACCATAGAAGAAGGACACAACAAAGAAATGGAAGAAAGAGAAAGATTGTTAGACTACTATGAAGGCATCAATCTTGAACATGACATTAAAGGATATTTTGATAGTGACAGTTTATCACAAATCCCACCAATGTATATCAATCTTGTAAGAAACATTATATCAAGGAGAGCATTGGTATATCAACAAGCACCAGTACGATATAATGAAAAGTATACAGAAGTCGTTGGGGACTTAGATTCGTTTATGAAACAGTTTGAGCAGCTTACTTACTTATTAGGTACAGAAGCATTATACACTCATTGGGATGATGTAAACAAGAAACTAAAATACAGACCAATCCATTTCTTTACACCATTCTTTAAACCAAACGAAGATGAACCTTTTGCTATTATGTATCAAGCAGAATCACATCTACAGGCACGAACAGAAGATGCACAATATATGTTTTGGAGCAAAGATACCGAAGATATGGAAGGCAAACACTTTATGATTAGCAGTAGAGGTAAGATTACTTCTATTGTTCCTGATGATAGAAATCCTTATGGAGATATATTACCATTTAATATGGCACATAGACACCCATTTACAAGAGATTTCTTTAGAGAAGGGGCATCAGACTTAGTAGATGGTATGAGAAGTATTAACATTATGCTAACTGAACTTGCATTACATGGACGATTCCAATTAGGACAACCAGTCTTTACTGGATTAGATACTGAACAACGAATCCAAATGGGACAAGACAAAGCATTAGTATTACCTGAAGGTGCAAACTTTAACTATGCAACACCCAATGCAAATGTTCAAGCAATGATTGAATCAACCAAGTATATGGTAGATAGTATTGCACAATCCAACAATGTAAGAATTAACTGGACTGACAAGAGTCAAGAATCAGGACTATCTAAGAAAATGGGACAAATGGACTTACAAGATGCACTACGAAGTGACACAGAACAAATTTATAGACCATTTGAGAAAGAACAATTTGAAATTGCTAAAAGAATCTGTGAAGTATCAGGTGGTATTAATCTTGGCGACCAATTCAGTATAGACTTTGCTGAAAGAGAAGTGCCTATGAGTACTGATGAAGAAATAAAATATTATTCTTGGGCATTCCAAAATGATTTAGAAACAAGACAATCTTATCTAAGAAAGAAAAATCCTGACTTCAAGGAAGAAGAAATACAAGGCATTGTAGAACAGATAGATGCTGAACAACCACAAGAAGCAGACGAAACACAATCTATCATTGATAGAATAGGTGAACAAGTTGGCTAATTTAGATTTCTATAATAAAGAAATACAAAATATCCAACAACAGTTAATTGACAAATTGGATAACTTGGTAATAGGGTTAGGTAAAGTAACTGATACTGAACTAATGCAGATTGCTAAACAGATTGATTTCTTTGCAGAAATGGAAACATTGGGCTTTACGAAGCTAATGAATAGAGTAGGTAAAACCTTTGATGATGAAATAGCAAGAGTATTTACTGAACTATCTAAAAGAGAATTAGGTAAAGTATCTGTAGCAAGTATTGAAACATTAAGAGAACTAAAGAACTTTGAGATGACTTATTTGACAAATGGAGTAAGACAATATTCAGACCAACTAAAGACTGCGATGCTAAGAGGTATCATTACTGGTGAAACCAATGCACAGATTATGGCAGG